ACAATTGTCAACACGGGTGAAGCCAGTGCGTCTTTTGCAGTATTCTATAGGGCTTAGTAATGGATTTCCAAGATTTATTTAATGCGACTTTTGTATTAATTTCTATTTTTGTTGGCTGGTATCTTAGGGCGGTATGGGACGCTATAAGTAGACTGCGAATGGATATTCAATTAATAGAAAGAAATATTCCGAGCGTATATCTTAGGCGTGATGACTTTCAAATAGCATTGGCTGATATTAAGGACACGCTTAATCGCATAGAAGATAAGCTAGACAATAAGGCGGACAAATGATACAGCTACTACAAATTGTTGGTGGATTAGCTACTACTTGGATGCAAGGCAAGGCAGAAGAAGTCAAGGTCAAGCAGGAAGTAAAGATTAAGGCTATGCAGTCAGAAGAAAATTGGGAAAAGATGATGGCTGAAGGTAGCAAGACATCATGGAAGGACGAATGGTTCGTTATTGTTTTGTCTATCCCGATGGTCGGCGCTTTTATTCCTGAGCTTGTTCCGTTCATACAGCAAGGGTTTACTGTCTTAGATACAATGCCAGAATACTACAAAGGATTTTTGGCAGCAGCTATAGCAGCATCGTTTGGTCTAAAAGGTTTGGCTAACTGGAAAAAGTAATGGGTGATTTAACTAAAAATATATCTAGGTCTGAGATTGAATGTAAGTGCGGTTGCGGCACAGACACTATTGACTCTGAAACAGTCAAGGTAGTTCAAGGCGCTTGCGATTACTTTGCTAAACAGTTGGACGTTAAGAAAGTTCACTTGGTTATCACTTCTGGCATTAGATGCAAAGAACACAACAGCAAGGTTGGCGGCTCAAACAAGTCACAGCACATACAAGGAAGGGCTATCGACTTTGTGATCGTTGGTGTTGAGCCTAGTGAGATATATCACTACTTAGATAAGAAGTACACGGGGAGATATGGTACTGGAGATTACGAAACGTTTACCCATCTTGATACTAAGACGGGCAACGCTCGTAGATGGTCTATTTAGACTTAGATTTATTATGCTTCTCTTTGCAAGACAGGCACTTCCTTATGCCCTGTATCTTACCGTTTACATCTCTGCGTTTTGTGATGGGTATTTCACTTTCTGGTTTATCTTGTAGACACCATCTGCAAAAATAGTACGCCATTAGAACGGCACATCTATATCATTACCGGGAAAGTCTTTTCCCGCATTATTACTTGGTTGGCCTTTGGGTTTCTCCTGCTCGCCTTTTCCGCCCAACATTCTTAACTCATTAGCTACAATTTCAGTAGAAACTTTATCTTGACCATTTTTATCTTGCCATTTGCGGTGATCTGTCCTGCCTTCAACGTAAACTAACGAGCCTTTTTTTAAGTTATTGTTTACAATTTCCGCCAGCTTATTTCTAAAGACAACTCGATGCCACGTTGTAACTGACTTCATTTCACCTGACTTCTTGTCTCTCCACGTATTGTCCGTTGCAATTGAAACGTTACATACCATTCCACCATCATTAAATGTTTTTGATTCTGGATCGTTACCCAATCGGCCTACTAAGATTTGTTTATTTAACATTATTTTTCCTTATTTAGTATAGTTATTCTGTAATTAAAAATTGGCTTTTCAAGATCTACCTGTTTCAGCTTAATGCCATTCTCTTTGATAAATGATGACGGTGTTTGCTTCTTAGACTTTGACTGAGTAACAGAAACTTTCACACCACAACCTGCTGAGCTAGTTTTACCAGCCAGCACCTTCATTGTTGCACTAGCGTCTGATAGATTCTTGTCCCACATGTCAGCCATGTCTTTTGCATGTAAATACTTATTTGCAGCTAACTGCCATTCTTCATCCTCACGCTCAAAACTATCTCTAGCTTTAACGTAATTTTTCCAGCCTTTTATTAATGCTTTTCTTCTCTCCGGTAATGACTTGTACTTGTAATGCCTAAGCTCTAAAGTATCTCTATCTGTAACTGTCAATGTTGCATCATTTACATTAGCCACCAGCATTTGATGCTCTAACTGCCAATAATAAAGCGGTGGTATTTCATTAAAAGCAAACTTTTTATTTGTAAACTTATGCTCCCACAAAAAACCCTGCTTAATGTCTAAACCATCAAAAGATGCTTGCAACTCTTGTGAGCCTACAGTTTCCGATGCAACCAACGGTCTTAACTTAACGCTAAACATTATTTCACACACATTTCTAGCCATATCTTCGCGCTTATGACCTTCATCGAACAGCTTTTGCAGGTAAGGTGAGATTTTGCTTTCTTTTAAGCCAAGCTGTAGCTGTATATGCTCGTCTAAGCTGATATATCCGCTTCCCATTATAGTAGGCGCATCACTAGCATTTAACGCCTTCTGCCTAGCCTCTCGCCACGAATCAGTACCTTGAATTAAACTGAGTATTTTCACGATAAAGACTTTTTAGCTTTGTTCACTATTTCTTTATATGCTGACTGCTCGGACTCGCTCAAGCTAATCCATATATCTTTGAGAGCATCTAGATTTTCAGACTCATTAATCATCTTAACTACGTGATCTTGAATCTGGACTGCTGGCTCGATAGGCATCGACTCTCCAGCATAAATGTAATGACCTAGGCCAAACATAGCGATAGCTTTAACTAAGCATCTCATTCTAGCATTGGCTATCAAGTCACATGTTGGATCAATAACTGGTTTGTTTCTAAAGTCAGTAACAGCCAGCCACATTTCTCTTGTTGTACCTTCAACAGTAAGCTCGCACCAAACTTCGACAGAGCCTCCGGTATGCACCTTGTCATCTTTGAAGCGATAGCTAGATGTTGGATAATTCTCTTGCAATGTTGCCCAAGCCCAAGTCCAAGCTAAGTAAGTGAACCCGTTCTTGACATTTGCATGATCATTAACGTTAATTGCTGACAAAGTTTGCCATATTTCTTTTTCTTTACTCATTTTATTCCCCAGTTTATTTACTAAAATTATCTTCAGTGCTGCTTTCAAGCCATTGTTCTGCAAAATAGCTATCTTTCTCGGCCTGTTCATAACCTCTGCCATAAGCAGCTAAATAGCCTGAATTATCTGGCATTGCTATATCTAAGCCTTTGTAGCCATCGTCAAAGCCTTTTTCTTCTTTATGCTTACTCATTAATCTAATCTCCCGTAATTTTTGCGTTCAAGATCTACACGATAACCATCATCAGTTATTGTTAGATGTAGGTCTCCAATCGGCGTAGACTTGAAAAACTTTCCACGCTCCACGCAATATAAAACAAAGCGCTTTATAAAGTCATCATTTAAGGGTGTATTGTTTTTAATCATAATCTATTTCCTCAATGTTTAATTTAGCTTTTGTGAAAGCTATTTCCAATATACATGAGTAAAAATGATAATGCAAATACAGAAAACACAAAAACGTACAGCCTGTACACTTCTTGTTTATATTCAGTTCTTGTTTAATACCAGTTCTTATTAGTACCTTATTTTCCCGATAAGGCTTTAACCGATAAGGCTTTAACCAATAAGGCAACCACTTAAAAGCGTATTAATGCCCCTTTAAACGGCCGTAAAAGCTATTTTAAGCCGCTCAAACCTATTGCCATAGGCAACCATATATTGACCAAATTTAAGGCATAAAAAAAGCCCGTTATGGGCCTTTTCTATTTATTGCTATTGTACTCGCTCTATTATGTATTTATTCGGAATGATGTCACAAGTTTGTCGGCCTTGTTCCGTGTCGATATAAACACAATCACCTGATTGATTAAAAGCAACTATCGGCAAAGTAATATGATGAATAAATACTGCCATTATTATAGTGATCGATATGGCAAAAAGTGAGCAGTTTATTAATAGTTTCATAATTTTATCCTTGGTTAATTAATAGCCTAGCCATTCGAGAACAGTTTGAGCTTGATAGGTTGCCATGTTGCCTAGGTCATTGAAAAACTCGGTAGCGTCGTCAATGCCATGCTTTGCTAGTTCTTGAATGGCGCGTTTCTTACTGATTGTTTGATTTTCTGCTGACTCATAATACATTTTATATACTCCGGTTGGTTAGGTTTTTTTTAGCCTACTAGTGCGATAACAGCTTGTTCGCCGCAGTTGGATAGAACAATACCGTGGGCGCTTGTATTAGTACAACTTGCAATACCATCATAACGATTGTCAGATGTGCGCATAAAATTGCCGAGATCATGTATATCATCATCATCATTAATATTTACGCAATAACTACCTTCCTCGCTGCCGTCATAATCAAAATCCTTTTTCTGATCAGCAGTTAAATCAAAAAAAGAAACAATATCAAAGCGGGCGTGTCTGTAAGATCTCATGATTTTATCCTTGGTTATTTAATAGCATCAAGATGATACTGCAAAGCCCGCTAATATAACGAGCTTCACGCTATCACCTAAGCTGATTGAGCGAGTTCGCTTTCGTCGCTAAATGTCTCGATGAATGTAACAGCACGTTGAGCTAGTGCAGCAGCTTTAAAGATCGCTTTTTTATCAGCTTTCAACACTTTGATCCCAACCGTTCAAATATTTTGCGTGGTTCTCCATCGGTTCACTTGTTATGTTTAACGATTGGCATTGAAACGCCGCGCCAAGTTCTGCAACTAACTCCTCTTTTGCGTAGTCATCAGATCCGAAGCGCGCATGAGTTAAACGATCCAGCCTTGCCTTGTGGCCCGTCCAGTGTGTCAGCTCATGCAGCAACGTACCATAATACGTTTGAGCGCTTGTGAATGTATCGGCGTTTGGCATTTGAATACGGTCATCAAATGGAGAGAAAAAAGCACTATCACCGCCATGACCAATTGATGCGCCAGTTGCTTTAATGTATTTGTCTACAGCAGCAATACGCTCTATTTCTTCGCGCTCTATTCTGGCTGGTATCTCATATCCATCAACTTGATCAGCATTGAATAGTTTAAATTCTCGCAGCATTGGGATTTTTTTCTTTTCGTCTGTTTCTTTATCTTTGATAAGCAATGTCTTGTAGAAAATGCCGCCGGTTGCTTTTTCTCCCTTTTTTACTTGCGCGCCTTTGTCAGCCCACTGTTTGTAAGTCCCCCATATATTGGAAGAGTAACCACCGCGCACGGCAGATGATGATAAAACCATGGTATTAATACCCGAATAGTTTTTCCCGCTTGCTATATTATGCGGCGCATCAATAGCGGCCCACTCTTTAGCCCATCCCGTGCCTGCTGTCTCCATCATGTCAATAATGGTTTGAGTTATTTCTTGCTGAATATCGTTTTTCATTTTGATTGCCTTTGGTTAGTTAGTAGTTATTTAAATTTAAAATCCCAACGACTGTTCTAGTGCATTTAATACCTTGCGGCTGTATTGATATATCTCGTCATTTAGACCTGACTTCGCTTGTAACGTATCGGCATATATATCGGCCAACATAGCATCGCTCTCAATACCATAAGCCGCACTGTCTTGAATTAGGGCAGCGGTACACTTTGCTGGCACGTCTGCATCGTGGCAGCGGATGATAATGTCAATTGATGATCTTATTGGGAATCTGATTTCCATGTTGTTTTCCTTTGGTTAGTTACAGACGCTGACAAGTGTCGGCGTTTGACAAATTATAATATTAAAGAAAAAAAGAAAACAAGCAAAAACAGAAAAAAACCTTATTTAATGATATAATAGGTGATGCAAAGCAAGCTATACCAACAGTTTACAATCCAATAGACTTTTTAGGTTGTTTCAATAATCTGAAGATTACAGTCAAATCAGCGCTTATTAATAGTAGAATAGAATGACCGATCTTTTCCGGTGAAAGTGTGCCTTTACTCCCTTACTATATAGAATAGAAACCCAAGCAAGAACAACCGATCTCTTTTCAAAGTGTACTGCTGTAAGTATCAAGTAAACCTTAGCAGCTCAAACAGCTATTAGTGAATACATGGTTTAACACACAAACAAAAACCCCCCCATCATCTCAAAGAAACAGTTAATACCCCCTATCAATTGAAGCTGAAGTCAATGATACCAATGGTTTTAAGTTGTTTTTCAGGAGAGATTTTATTCCTTTTATTTATGTGCAGGCGAGGGGTGGCCTTCGGAGTCGCGCTTGCATATACCTATACTCCCTTTGACGCACAAAATTCCCAATAACCTAACCTTACTACCTTTAACAGGAGAAGATGGCTTAAAAGGCTATTAGAGGACGTTCAGTGGGATATTAACTATTACTCCCTATATACATTTAGCCTGTCAGAATATATTTTTTTTACTTTGAAATACATTGTTGACTTTGATATTCACCTGTTTTATGATGACCTTCATCGGCAAAACATTAAGATGTCGATGTGTAGACTACAAATAGAGGGTAATATATGTTTGACACGGTAAAGAAGCTGGTTGAAGTGACCAGTAAGAAGGCATTAAACGAGGCTACTGGTGTTCCTATTCATTCGCTTATAAAGATAGAGGGTGGAGATAATAGGGTTCAGTACGTCCATGTGGAAGCGTTGCACAATTTCTTTTTTGGTAAGGCTCAATGAAGTCTCGGTATGTAATCTCAACTGATGAGGCTAGGCGTAATTGTATATCAGACATAGAGAGTTTAGATACTGAAGGCAGAAGGGTTGTTACTATTATGGATCAGAAGGAAGCCAGAAGCGCGGCACAGTCTAGGTTGAGATGGTTATGGGCTGGACAGGCGGCAAAGGATTTGGCTGGCGTAGGAAAGGGTAGAGATAAAGAGCAATGGAATTTGTACTGGAAGCATAGATTTATGAAGCCATTATTGATTGCTCAGGATGAGGACTTCGCCATTTTCTTTGAAGATCACGACGACCATTGTGTATTGATTAAAGACCATCCTGCTGTATTGCAAGATTATCAAACTCAGTTCTGGGAGTTGATAGCTCAGACCGAGAAGATGAATGTGAAAACGTTTAGTGAATTTCTAGACACTATAGATAGGTTCATGCTGCATGAGTACGGGTTAAGGCTGGACACGCCAGCAGACCTAAAATATATCATTAACGGGGAATAACTATGATTAATAACGAAGTGAAAATTGAAGTATTGTATAACTCTAAAAAGAAAAGCATGTTGGCGGCGTACTTAATAGGCGCGTTTCTTGGTGGAATTGGCGCTCACTACTTCTATTTAGGGAGGAAAGAGTTTGGATTTGCCATGCTAGGCAGTGGGATAGTTTTTTTTATGGGCGCGATGTCTGGTAACGAGAATCTAATTATTGTCTCAAGCCTTATTCATACGTTCCTATGTATTGCTAGTTTTGTTCACACGTACTATATATGTAATGAAGTAAATGCTCAGCTCCGGGATGAGTGCGTGATAATGGTGGAGGATTAACATGTCCGCTATAGACGAGATAACTCCAGAGGAGTGGGACAAAATAGTTGCTGTTGCATTGCGAGATGCTGCTGATCTAGCTGAAGATTACAAGTGGAAGTTAGATGAAAATGAAAGACCAATCTTTGGCGGTGAAGACGAGGTAGATAACCCCGCTCACTACAATGAAGGTGAGATTGAAACTATTGACTACATTGTGGACGTTCTAGGTGAATGGGACAGCATACATTACTGTCACGGAAACATACTCAAGTATCTAAGCACTAGATTATGGACTAAAGGCAAGCCGCTTCAAGACGCTAAGAAAGCTCGGTGGTACTTGAACAAGATGATTGACTTGATGGAAAAAACAGAAGGGGATAAGTGGTGAGATTAAATACATTAGAAATGCTTATTGAACAATGGGGGCATGAGAAAGGTATCCTTCCTTACGTAGTGCCTATGGCTCAACTTGAAAAGACTGAAGAAGAAGTAGCCGAGCTACGGAAAGCTATTGAAGAGCGCGATGTTGAAGAAATTACAGATGCTATCGGTGACATCTTTGTAACCTTAGTCATGCAGACGCAAGCATGGGGTTTAGATATGGAGACATGTGTGGAGCAAGCGTATAAAACAATCAGCCAGCGCACGGGTAGTATGGTTGACGGCAAGTTTGTGAAGGATGGTGACTAATG